CATTTACTATCGGCACGTTCATCACGCACCAATTTCTGAAACTCATAAACATTCAAATCAATTGGAACATCTGGATTCAACTTCGTGTGATCCAATTTACGCATATATGTGCCAGAATTAGCTCGTGGAACAACAAGCGCATATTCAATTTTTGGTTGAACACGATAAGCGTGTTCACCAATACGATTAAAGAAAGCGTCCGGAAAAGTAATAGACTCCAATTTCACATTGATATCATTTGTAGTATACAACAACAGCTCTGCATTGGAAAAAGTATTTTTATCATGCAGAGCGGCCATATGTAAATGTTGTGGAAATGTATTACAAGAGCGAATAACCTCAAAAATTTCGGGATTGGCAGCAGTCTTGTCATCTTTCATCTGAAAAGCATCATCATAAATAACAATCTTCTGACCTTTATACCCATCCCAAAATTCTGTTTCAACTTGACGTCCATAAACTTGATGATGAAAATCTTCTTTCTTCATCAAACCCATAGTACGCAAAACATCAATACACAAAGGGTAAACCATTTCTGTTTTACCTACACCAGATTCACCAGTGAGCCAAACACAAACAGGACGCATACGAGGACCTCCACCCTTAATGGGCGAACATGATACATATTCAAACAAAGCACGGGCAGGAATCAAAGAACTTGTCACCAATCTATCCATATCGCGATCCAATAAAGGATCAGCTTTAAACTTTAAACCACGATGGTATAAGCTTTCAGCTTTATTTGCAACAGTAATGTCAGTGTCAATTTTATTTCGTTGTTCCAGCTCGAGGAAAGAACGAACTTCCTTGGCCCACTCATGGATTTCTCCATAAAGGCCATGGAAACGTCGTAATTCCTCTCGAGTCTTACCCAACACCAACATCTTAACATAATCAGTAGCCAAATTAAAATATTCGGAACAATAATCCATAATTTTCTTTGAACCATCCAAAGCTTTTGGAATACGGTCCAAACGTGAAATATAATTGTCCCAATCCTGTTTCCCAGGTATTTTACGAATACAAAAGAAAGCAATAACTGCAAATAACAATTTTCCGCAAGTATGGAAATATGGATGATAAATAGTCTCTTCTAAACCAGCTTTAAATTCTGGCATAGTTTGGACTTGACGACGTATCAATTTTGATTTCAATTCCATAACAAGCTCCATAATTTTACCATCCAGACCATAGAACTTACAAATAAAAACCAATAATACAGCCAAAGCTGTCTTATATCGTTTCATACACATCATAAGTTTAACAACCACACAAATAAGTGTCAATTTAATTAAATCATCTTTAACATTGACATACTTATCTACTGCATGGGTAAAATGGGCCTGCATATTAGCTTGTAATCCAGGTAAACTATTTTCCAAGAAGTCACACATTCGATTCAAATTTGCGCTCATATCTCCCATTGTACCACGCATATCATCAAAAATTTGACAATACACTC